TAAGCCGAAAACCTTCATTCAGCGTCACCCAAGCCCACTTCGTTGTGGGCTTTTTATTTTCAGAAAACGGACCGTGGACAGGCACGCAGAAGACGCTGTGTCGACGCCGGTCATTTGTCATTTCAAAGGAACGAGCAACCTATGGATTATCCAAAAAGCGTCCCCAGCGTCGGCCTGGTCGATGGCCGCTTCGTCGATGAAAACCCGGTGGCAGGTACGCCGGGGTCGTTGATTCCGGCGGTTTGGGGCAACAGTGTGACTCAGGAGATTCTGAGTGTGATTACTGGTGGTGGGTTGGTGGCTTCCGAGGCGGATACCGGGCAGTTGTTAAAGGCGATTCAGTCGATTGTTGGCAGCGCTAGTCCGATGCGTTCGGTCATTACTCGGCTTGCAGCTTCCAAGTCACTGGCTGAGCAGGAACTCGGTCTCGTTTTGATCGATGGCAGTCCCGCTCCCGTGACCCTGACTTTACCTTCGGCGGATCTTGCTCTGGGTGTACGCGATGTGATTCTTCGTCGTGTCGACAACAGCGGCAATCGCCTCGTTGTTCAAGCATCCGGCACCGACAGGATTCGCTTTCACACCTACCTGTCGGCCAGCGGTTATCCGTTTCTGGTGTTGATGGGTGGAGGTGACTGGTGGCATCTGCGCAGTGACGGAGCCGGGAGCTGGTGGCCGATAGGGCGCTTCGACAATAACGCCTTGGGCCGCCCGTTGTTCGAGACCACCACAACGCTTAACCCGGGTGGTTATGGCGTTCCCAACGGTGATCTGTTCAAACGGGCCGAATGGCCGTGGCTGTGGGATTTTGCTCAGGCGTCCGGGGCACTGACGACCGAAGCTGCCCGTGCAGGCCGAGAAGGTGGCTGGACCAGTGGCGATGGAGCCTCGAACTTTCGAATTCCCGAGATTCGGGGCGAGTTTCTACGGGTACTCAGTGAAACCAGAAACGTTGATACCGGACGAGTAATGGGCAGTCTGCAAATGCATGCGTTGCAGAGCCACAACCATTATCTGCCGACTGGGACCGGGGCGACTTTCAAGCCTGCTCCAGCGATTCCAGACCCCGTCTGGGACGTTAACACCAACGTCAACTTTTCACCGACGACCGCAACCGTGGCAACGACCTATCCCAACCCTGCATTCGACTCTGATACCTACATCGGCAATATCGGCAATTTCGCCGCTGAAACCCGACCGCGAAACATCGCTTATCCCGCACGAATCAAACTGATCTGAGGTGTACATGTTCAATTATTTGATAGATGACAGCGGTGCATTGACCGGGCCTGTCGAGTTTCCGCTGGTGCCCGGGATCGGTCTGCAACTGCCAAGCAATGCGGTGACGCTGAGCATCGAACTCTCCCCGGCGCCTGAGGGGTTTGCCTGGGCCTATGACAAGGGTTCGTTGCAACAGCAGATCGATTGTCGCGGCGATGTCTATCGCACTGACACAGGCATTCGGGAAACCTGGAACGCGCTTGGCGAATTGCCGGAGGGATTCACCCGGTTGCCTTTTCCGGGTGGCTTTCACTTCTGGTTGGGCAACGCCTGGCAGGTCGATGAGGCCGCGCAACTGGCGGATCGCAAACGCATCGTCCTCGTTAAGCGCGACGCACTGCTACGCGACGCCGTGCTGCGCATCGCCCCCCTGCAGTACGCCGAAGACATCGGCGATGCCAGCCATGACGAACAACTGCTGCTGATCGAGTGGAAGCTCTACAGCGTCGAGCTGAACCGCATTGAAAAGGCGAGCGGTTTTCCTGAAAACATCTCTTGGCCGGTGGTGCCTGGCGCCGCTGTCGCTGACTGAACCCGCACAAGGAGACGTGCAATGGATTATCCGAAAAGCATTCCCGGTGTGGGACTGGTCAACGGTGGCTTCATCGATGAAAACCCCGTCGCCGGAACACCGGGTTCACTGATCCCGGCCGCGTGGGGCAACAGCGTCACTCAAGAAATTCTCAATGCGATCAAGGCTGCCGGATTGACCCCGGATGAAGCCAAAACCGATCAACTGGCCACAGCCATCGGCGCCCTCGTTGATTTCACCAAACTGAAAAATACCCCAACCACGTTGGCTGGTTATGGCATCACCGATGCGGTGGGGAGGTTGCTGGCAGTCCGGCAGATCGAGACGGTCGGGATCACCGTTTACAAGCCGAACCCAAGAGCCAGGCGCATTCGTGTACGTCTGGTTGGAGCCGGAGGCTCGGGGGGCGGCTGTGCACCGGTGGCAGCTGGTTCTCACAGCATCGGCGGTGGCGGTGGTGGTGGCGCCTATGGCGAGAGTTTGTATGACGTGAGCGCGGAAATGATGGCCGGCGTGCCGGTTTCACTGGGAGCGGGTGGCGCTTCACGTAACGCGATGGGACAGGCCGGTGGTGGTGCTTCTTTTGGCAGCTACATGAGCGTGGCAGGAGGCATGGGCGGGCAAATCCTGACCTTTCCCGTGACAGCCTCGGCAGTCGGCTTCGTTCAGGGTGGCGCCGGAGGGCAAGCCGTAACTGGTGGCAACCTCGCTAACGCACGTGGAATTGGCGGTGGTTACGCCATGTACAACGCCAATTGGGGCGTATTGGCAGGCGGTGGCGGAGCGAGTCCGTTTGATGGCGGTGGCCCGTTGATGGGCCTCAGTGGCCCTGGCACTTCAGGGAGCCGAGGCTCGGGTGGCAGTGGTTCTTGTTCAACCAATGCATCCGCCTCTGTCCTTAGCGGTGTCGGCGGCAACGCCTTCTGTGAAATCTGGGAGTACGAGTAATGGCCGTTTATGCACGGATCGAGAACGGCGTAGTCGTCGAACGGATCGACACCGGTGACTACGCAATCAGCCAACTGTTCGCGCCGTCTTTTGTCGAGTCGATGGTGCGAGTACCGGAGGGGCAGGAAGTAGAAATCGGCGGACCGATCAGCAAGTTGACAGTGGCTGTCGAACCACTGCCCGCGCAGCAAAGTCCGGTGATCCTCCAGGAGCCGGTTGCTGTAGACCAAGCGCCTGCCGCAGCGGAACGCAGCTGGCGTCAGGCATCCCTTTCAGCGACCGAATGGCTGGTCACTCGCCATCGCGATGAGCAGGAACTGGGGCGCGGAACCTTGCTCAAGGCCGCTCAGTATCTGGAATTGCTCGAGTACCGCCAAATGCTGCGCGACTGGCCTGATTCGGCGTTTTTTCCCGCAGCGGATTCCCGACCGTCAGCACCCCTTTGGCTGGCCAGCGTGATTGGTTGAGGCCTGCGCACCCACTGTATTTCAATCAAGGAGATGAACATTGGATTATCCCAAGAGTGTGCCCAGTGTCGGCCTGGTCAATGGCCAGTTTGTCGACGAAGACCCGATCGCCGGTAAACCCGGCTCGCTGATCCCGGCGACGTGGGGCAACAGCGTCACGCAAGAGATTCTTAACGTTGTTCAGGCGGCCGGTCTGACGCCGAACGAGTCGTCGAACAATCAGTTGTTGGCGGCGTTGCGCAGTCCGGCATTGTTCATGACGGCGCCGCAGTTTGATGGTGGACGCTCGGCAGCAACGTCCGAGTTTGTGCAGCGTGCGCTGGGCAGTTATGCCAGTGCTCGCGGTATATATGCGGCCACGTCGCTGACCCAGGCCGATGTCGGCTGCTCGATCGGCCTGGGCGGCAACGCGACGTATACCGTGACGCTTCCGGATGCCGCTGCGGTGCCGAGCGGCGCCACGATCAGCCTGCATTGCCGTAACAGCGCTCCCGTCACCGTGGCCAGTAAAACCGGCACGCAGATCAGCCCGCAAGGTGCTTATCTGGCGTCGATCGTTTTGAACAATGGTGAGAGTGCGAACTTCGTCAGAGAGTCTGGAGTGTGGGTGGTGTATGGCACCGCTGCGCTGAAGTACTCAACCAATTACGCCGCACAGTTCGCCACATCGGGATATCAAAAGTTTCCCAGCGGTTTGATCGTGCAGTGGGTAACGGGGGGCTCCGATGCGAATGGCAACATGACGGTGTCGCTGCCAATCAGATTTCCCAATGCTGTCCTCGGAGGTATTGCCAATGAAGGTAACCCGGCAGGATGGAGTGCCTCCAACGTTACCGTTTGGGCATTTGACGGCGGGAGCTCCACGACAACGACAGTAGTCGCTCGGGTCCGAAGCGTCCTGGCTTCAAGTGTAAAGGCTGATCCGGGCATTTCGGGTCGCGTTCTGGTTTGGGGGTTTTGATCATGACGATTTATTTCTATGCACAAAGCCTTGGCTTTGATCGAGTCGACAGCGCACTTCCCGAAGTGCCTGACGGGGCGGTGGAAATCACCCAGGCGCAATACACCGAACTGTTTGCCGGGCAGGCGAGCGGCAAAGTCATCAGCGCCAGTGCCAGTGGTCAGCCCGTTTTGACTGACCACGTCGTTTCTCCTGCAACGCTTGCCAGCCACGAGCGCGCATGGCGCAACCATGTTCTGCAAAACACCCAGTGGTTGGTGTTTCGTGATGCCGAAGAACTGGAAGTGGGCGAGGGCACGACTTTGCGCTCCGAGGAATTCAAACAACTATTGGCGTATCGGCAGGCACTGCGCGATTGGCCGAATGACCCGGACTTCCCGAATTTGCTTTCCCGACCCGTTGAGCCTGACTGGCTGGAAGGCTTGCTTCGGACAGACAGTTGAGGAACTAACGTGGACTATCCAAAAAGCGTTCCCAGCGTCGGGCTGGTCAACGGCAAGTTCGTCAATGAAGACGTCATAGCAGGATTACCCGGATCCCTGATCCCGGCGACCTGGGGCAACAGCGTCACCGATGAGTTGTTGAACGTCGTCAAATCCGCCGGCCTTGAGCCGAGCGAAGCCGATGCAACCCAGTTGTTGCAAGCGGTGAAAAAACTCAGTCAGGCAGGTGAAGACAAATACGCCACTGACATCGGTGCAGCCAATCTGTATATGGCCAATTATGTGCCTGCCGTCACCGCATTGAAGGACGGCTTGGCGCTGCGCTTTACCGCTGGTAATGCCAACACCGGAGCGAGTACGTTTGCACCGAACGGGTTGATGCCCAAGCCGCTGGTCAGTCTTGCAGCGAGTGCATTGCGCCCTGCCGAGATTGTCGGCGGTAGTGTGTGTTCGGTGGTGTATAGCGCTGCACTGGACAGTTGGGTGCTGGTGTATGCGAGCGGTGGCAATGCTGCAAGTGGCCGGCTCCTGGGGATCAAGACGTTTACCGCGTCCGGCATCTATGTGCCAGCAGTGGGAATGAAGAACGTATGGGTCACTATCGTCGGCGGAGGTGGTGGCAGCTCGGGAATCGGTGCGACCAACTCTACCCAGGTTTCCCTTACAGGCGGTGGCGCTTCCGGTAGCTACGCACAAGCCTGGTTATCCTCTGCCGCGATCGGGCAAAGCCAAATCATTACCGTGGGGGCTGGGGGCGCGGCGGGGGTTGTCGGCACAGGCGGAGGAAGTGGCGGTACCAGTTCGCTGGGTTCATTGGTTACGGCCACCGGTGGTGGCGGGTCTCCCTGGAATTCTCCGCTCACGCTTCCTGGATTCGGCTTGTATGTAGGTGGTTTTCCCAGCCAAACCTCAAGTGGCGGCAACATTGTCAATTCGGCAGGTGCGGCCGGCAATCCAGGGATGTGCCTCACCGGATCAACACTTGCCGGGCATGGCGCAAACTCACCGCTTGGCAGTGGTGGTTATGCGAGTAGCGTCGCATTGAGTGTGGCTGCCCCCGGTTCCGGTTATGGTTCAGGCGCGGGCGGGATCGCTAACACAACCAATCAGCCGGGTAGACCGGGCGCAGCAGGCGCTCCCGGTGCCGTGATCATCTACGAGTACGCCTGATGAAAACCTACGCACGCATCACCCAGAACACCGTGGTCGAACTCTTCTCCACCGACGGAAATATGGCCGAGATGTTTCATCCGGATCTGCTCTGGGTCGACATCACTGAAATCACTCCGGTACCGCAAATCGACTGGACCGCCCACTTCGGTACCCTCGGTTGGGTGTTCGACGTGCCCGAAGAACTTGCACCGGACAGCACCCTGAAAACTCTGGCAAAAAAATGGCTGACGGGCATTGGCCGTCAACCGTGATTCAATCGAGGCAATATCCTGGGAGGATCAAGCATTATGCAAATAACTGAAAACAACCTTATCGACATCATGCCCAACGCCCGCAGCCAAGCGGGCGTTTTTGTTTCTGCGCTCAACAGCGCCATGGCGCGCCGTCATATCGATTCGCCCAAACGTATCGCGGCATTCCTTGCGCAAATCGGCCATGAGTCAGGGCAACTGCGCTATGTGCGGGAACTGGGCAACAACCAATACCTGAGCAA